CGACCTGGCGGGCGTTGACGTCCTGCGCGGTGAAGAGGAAGCCCACGCAGGTCTCACGGCCGTCGGTGGCCGCGTTGTCGTACGGGCCATACAGACCCGTCGCGGTCACCTTGCCCAGTGGGATGCCCGACTTGATGAAGCCAGCCGGGTAGTGCGTGTTTGCCGTGAACTTGCTGACATCGAGCGTCACGGACACAGGCGCGTCGGTGCCGTGGGCGGACCCCAGCCAATCCCGACGGTCCTGCGTGAAGCTCTCAGTCTTGAGGCTGAGGTCCATACGGATTCCCTCCGTTGTTGGGTGATTACTGCTTGCCGAAGCGGGAGCGGTAGCGCTCCTCACCGGCACTGACCGACCCGGCGGTGCCGACATCGCCTCCACGAGGGCCGCCGGAACGGTGCGTCGAGCCGCCTCCGCCGGTGCCCTGGCCGTCACCGGAGCCAGTGCCGCCGAAGAGGCTCAGGAGCGTGTCGGCGTCGGCCTCCAGTTCCTCCGGCGTCGAGCCGCGGAGCCGCTCCGCCTGTTCGAGGCTGAGCCCCTTCTTCAGGGCGACCTTCAGGCGAGCGTTCTCGTCGGTCAGAGTGGTGACTGTGGACGCGGCCGTGTCCCGCTCCTGCGCGAGGGTCTGACGCTCCTGAGCCGCTCGCTCGTCAGCCGTCAGCTTCTCGTCTTCGATCTTCTTCAGGGCCGCGTCACGGTCCTTGAGGCGCTGGAGTTCGGCGGCGTCCGGCACGGAGTTCGCACGCTGCTCGTGCTTGCGCGCGTGGTGCTTCCAGTAGGCGACCTGGTGCGCCGGCTCCATCTCAGCGACGGGCTTACCGTCCGGGTAGCCGTGCTCGTTGAGCTGCGGAGTGTTGCCTCCGCCACCTCCACCGCCGCCGGCACCCGGGTCGTCCTCGAAGAGGGTCCAGGGCTGCGCGGAGAAGGTGAGAAGCGCGTTACGGCGCGCGAGAGTGCGTCGAGGCATGCGGAAGTCCCCTGTCGGGAGTCGTCAGCCCATGGCGGGCGTCAGGTCGGAAGGTTGATGTCGTCAGGGCCGGTAAAGCGCTGCCCTGCGAAGCCCAGAACGGGGCCAATCTCGCCGTGTTCGTTGGCGACGATGATCTTGCGGTAGTCGACGGCGCGGCCCCCACGGTCGTGCTGGCCTAGGGCCTCCTCCACGAGCTCGTGAATTCGGTCTAGCTTCGCTTCGTCGATGATCTGGCCCGGGTCGTAGTCGGCTGTGACGGTCTTGACGAGGCAGTCACATCCGGGGTGGATCGGGGCCAAGTCCCGCTTGTGGTACCGCTGAGTGCTAGCGATCATGCAGAGCGCGCAGTCGTATTCGCCTTGCAGCTCACGAACGGTGTACTCGAAGCGGGGCATGTCAGCCGCGACTTCGCGCACCGTGTGCGTTCGGGCTAGCTGGAGATCCGTCTTCGTGATGGTCTCCAGCCGGTGAGCTCCGCGACTGATTGCGTCGTCGAGGGATGCGCCGTCGCTGAGCGCCGCACGGAGCTCCTTGAACGGCCGTTCGTAGACCTCCTCCGGGTCGACGCCGCGGAGGGCGCTGCCCGTCACGGAGTCGAGGTCGAGCGACACACGCGGACCCCATCCGTTGGCGTCCCGGTAGAGCTGCTCTGTGTACGACGCCGTCAGGCTCGCAATCTGCCGTTCGCCGGCGAGGATGATCGGGAGGGCTTGGCGCTGGAAGGTGCGGACGTCGCCGTCGCGCCATGACCCTAGACCGGTGAAGGAGCGGTTGACCCGCCCCAGCACGTTCGTCCAGATGCTCCGCACCGACGCGCCGTACCGGAGGTCAAGCCGCGTTAGCGCCATCGTCCTCGTCCCTCGTGATCACGGTCCGCTGATCGCGGGCCGCACGAACGTCGGCCAGGGACGTAGGCGGCTGTGGGGCCGTCGGGTCGGCTGCCGTCTGCGCGTTCATCGCGTCGGCTGCACGGTCGATCTCCATGCGGGAGATCTGCGTCGGCGTGTAGCCCATGTCCTCCATGCGCTGACGCCACGGAACGCCGGCCGTCGACTTCTTCACGGCAGCGTCCGCGAGCTCCGCAACGGACCGGGACTCGGGGTCACGCCAGATGGTCTCTGCGGTGTACGCCGTCGCGCGGCGCTCGTCGCCCAGGACGCGGAAGGCCAGCCGCATCGTCTGCTCCCAGGACTCACCGAAGTTCCGCTGACGGTCGCCAACCTTGCTGATGAGACCCGTCTCCGCAGCCTTCAGCGCGTCGCCAGACACGTTGACGACGGCCCCGATCAAGTAATGCGGGGGCGTCCTGGAGATGGCGGCGAGATCCTGCACAGCAGCCTGAACGGCAGCCACGTAGGGCTTCAGGTCCGTCGCGGCGAACTCACCGAACTTCGTTTCAGGGTCCCCCGACGTCCATAGGCTCTTGATGTCCAGCTTGTACGGCTGGATCTTCTCGCCCGTCAGTGGGTCCTCGTCGACCTCCAGGCCCGCGGCCCAGCGCTGCTTGAAGGCGCCGTACTTCATGGCGGCAACGAGCATGATCAGAGACAGGTTGATCCGGTTGGCCACACTGAGCGTGTCTTCGTGCTCGGCAAACCCTGTCAGCCTTCGGTTCCGGCGGTTAGTGAACACGCTGAAGGGGACGATTTTCAGTTCGTTGTCCCGGTCGCTCTCACCAGTCTTCGGAAGCGCAAACGCGTCCCAGCCACGGAGGGAGGCGGCCCGTCCGGGGAACGTGACGAACTCCGACTTCGTCACGAAGTCGTAGATGCGGTCCGGCGTCCACAGCGTGGCGCGGGTGTTACCGGTCCAGTCGTCGCGCCAGAGCTTCAGGCCGGCCGCGAGCTTGCGCCGGCTTCCCTGCTCGTACTCGACGGCCACCTGACGGGGCGTCTCGTGCGTGATGACAGGGCGTCCGTCGTCCCCCTTCTCCACCAGGGCGAAGGCCCGACGCTGCGAGAGGGCGCCGTAATGGATCAGGTCCGCGTCAGCGTCGAGGCTGTTCTCCTGCCAGATGCGGTTCGCTTCGGTGTCCGCCTTGCGGGCGTCTTCGCTGTCGTCGTCCGGGTCGCCGAAGCGGAAACCGTCGACTCGAAGTCGCTCGGCAGGTGAGTCAATGACGAGGGATGACCAGTTGGTACGCGCATCCTTCATCCACTCGTGCGCCTCACGAGGGTCAACGCCTGGAACGCGCGGGAGCGGTGCCTTGTTCTCCGCGTACTTCCGCAGCGTGTCAAGCCCCGGCTCCGTCTCGCCATCGGCGTCGGTCCGGTCTTCCCGCTCGTCGAGGATCTGCTTACCGAGACGCTGGAGCCACCACCCGGGAGACTCCACCTTCGATGCATCGATAGGCACTTACGGACCTCCCTCAGAAGGCAACTAGACGGTTGGACCGCTTCTTACGTTTGGTGATACCTGCGGCGACGGCGTCAGCACGGCACTCGTAGGCCAGGACGGCGCTCATGGCGGCGTCGATCTTCTTCGGGGACTTCGGATGTTCCTTGCCGATGCCCATGTGATTGCGGCCCATGGGCCGGCGCTTGGCGTTCAGCACGTGGCGGGTGAGCGTGGCTCCGAGCTTCGACCATGCCGACTCGTCATCGTCGGCCTTAGCCGTGCCGGCGAAGCTCAAGGCCCGGTCGTCCACGGCCTCGACGAAGCGGTCTAGCGCGTGCTCCATAGCCGTCGGACGGTTGGTCCACCACTCCAGCGGGCGAGCTTGTGTGGCGCTGATCTGGAGGCCGTCGGCGTATTCCGCGGTCCACTTGTCTACGTAGTCCTGCCAGTGCGGAGGATCGCAGTAGAAGCCGCAGACCTCGTAGCGGTCGAAGGCGCGAGCAACGGCGTTATCGACTGCTTCACGGTCGACCTGCCAACCCTCGCCCTCTGCACCTTCGGGCTTCTCCCAGACTCCGAGGAGCTGGAGGTGTCCGTCAGAGACGCGGCAGGCGACGAGCGCCGTGGCGTCATCACGGATGGAGCCGTCGAAGCCCAGGGTGACGAGGTCACTGGGCGCGAACTCCTCGGGGCGCCGGCAGAGCTCCCACGCGTCCGGGTCCATCCACGAGTCGGAGGAGGACGTCCGGGAGTTAAGGAAGTAGCGTTTGCCGTCCGCGGAGTCGTTCCGCAGGTCATAGAAGTCGTCGACGAGCGTTTCGAGGTCCATCCACTCCATGGCGTCGCCGTAGGAGTCGACGAGGGCCGCGCGGAGCTCGTCCTCGTTCTTCAGGTTCTTGCAGACGCC